CGGCTTCCGCCGAGAACTTGGCCAGCGGATCGGGCTCCGGCACGACCGGCGTCGTCGGACGGGAAGCGAGAGCCTGACGTGTGATCTCCGCCATGCGGTTGGCCTCGGCCTCCGCCGCGACGCGACGCCCACGCTCGGCCTCCAGCTGCTCGGGCGTCGGAGGTACGAGGTCGTTACCCACGCTGCTTCATCTCCACGACCCGCTGCTGTCTCGTCGCGAGCATCGACTGGTAGCGCGTCTCGAGCCCCTCGGCCAGATCCCGCGCGCACTGGTAATACCCCATGCCCCATTCCGGGCGCCCGCCGGACTGCATCTCGCCCTGGCCCTGCTCCAAGCGCTGCTGGAGCTCGTCGGCCACCCAATCGAGCTCTTGGGGAAGGTCGATCACGATCCTCATGGCTCGACCTTCTCCTTCACGGCTTGGTGTGGGCGGCGGGGATCCTCATACTGCTCGTCGTACTGCTTGTCCTCGATCTCCTCGCCGCAGTCGAGGTCGTAAGCGGTGATCTCGGTGCTGGGGAAGTGCCTACGAATGTCGTCCTGCTTCAGACGCGGGCCGATATCCTGCACTTCGTCCTTGTCCTCGCGGGTAGCGACGCGGCGGGTGTGGCCCATCAGATCGCTCAGCCCAACGGACGGGTACTGCGTTGGGATGGTCTGAAGGCAGTAGCCCTGGCGGAGCTCATCGCCCGCGTCGGGCTGATGTTCAAACTTGGGTTTCTCGTCTTTCACTCGCCGACGCCACCCTGTCCGCGTTCGATCGAGCCGCGACCAACCTTCTTCGGGATGCCCGTGCCTTCGTCGCCGGGCTCGTTGTCGTCCGCGTTGACGATCTCGGGCTGGATGTAGTAGCTGTTGCGGGAAGTGCCGTCGTTGCCGAGCGAGCCACGAGAGGGGCCGGTGTTCCTGATCATGCCGTTGTCCGTCGCCGGGCCGGCGTGGACGTAGGGCTCTTCGATGTAGCCGCAGCGCGCCGGCTCGTTGCTGTCGACTTCGTAATCCTCGGTGTCTCGCGCGAAGTTGGATTCGCCGAGCGCCTTCAAGGGCCCCCGTTTGACGCTGATCTGGTGCTTCCCGACCTTCGCCATTTACCGCCTCCCTTGTTTGCTGGACAATAAAGGTACGCCCGGTGTCAATTTATTGCAAGTGGCTTCCCATCCGGGCCCACTATACCGCCCTCGATTGGCACCGGGTGGACGACGTTTGTCGATTCGACGCTCTTGTCGTGGATGATTCCGGTCATGGCCACGGACTCCGCCAGCAGCGCGCCGTCGCGGCGCCGCCGGTCGAGTTTGAAGATCACCCCGACCATCGGCGCGATGTTGAACCGGGTGCCGTAGCGGCGGCCCATCCGGCTCTTCTCGCCTCGGGTGCGGAAGATCAGGCAGGGCGAGATGGCGATCGCCAGATAGAACTGGTAATAGCGCATCACGCCCTGAGCCAGCAGGTTGTACCAATTCTTCTCGCAGGGATAGGCCGTGATTCCGGTCGCGGCGGTGATCTTGGGGTTGACCGGGATGCCGCGATCGGTGCGCACGCTCGCCCCGAAGCTGTATTCCTTCTTGAAAACCCTGGCGTCGAGCGTCTGATCGACGACGAGGTTGTTCGGCAGGTAGCGCATGAAGGCGTGGGAGGCGATGGCGTCGATGCAGGCGAGCGCCTTCTTGTGGTTGGCGCGCATCTCGGCCTCGAGCGGATCCATCGCCGCCGGCAGATCGTCGTAGCGCGGGCGCGGGACACCGGAGAGACCGAGGCCCTTGGCGATCTCCTCGCGTCGTTCGGCGGTGAGGCCGTCGCCGTATTCCATCTACTGCTGCGGGCCGCGACCGGCCTCGGCGTTGACCTGGGCGAGCTGATTGTGCTCGTTGGGTTGCGGGCCGGTGCCCGGCCCTCCGGGCCCTCCAGGCCCTCCGGGTCCGGGCGGCGGCCCGAACATCTTCATCAGCGTCCCCATCTGCAGCTGCTGAATCAGCGCGTCCGCGTTGTCCAAGACCATGCGATCGCTCTGGCGATAGAGGCGGCAGAAGGACTTCAACTCCTCGCGCTTGTCGATGAACATGCCGAGGATCGGATCGCTGTTGACCGACTGCACGAAGGCGTTCATCTCGCCCAGGCCCTTCTGGCGCGTGAGCTCGTTGGTGATTCCCACCGCGCGAAACTCCGAGTCGAGATAGAGCTTGGCCCACCGTTCAGCCGGCGACATGCTCTTGATCGCCGCGATGAACTGCTGCCCCTTCTGATCGTCGCCGTACATCCGCGCCAGATCGTCGTCGTCGAATTGATCCTCGTATTGGACCAGCGTCAGGTAGATCCGGCGCAGCAGCGGCCCGATCGCGAACTCTTCCATGTGCACCGCCGCATCGTTGAAGTTCTGCTGGGACGCGGCCTCGCGGCCCTGCACCTCGGCCTTGGTCTTGCGGTTGTTGGACAGCTGCTGCCCGGTCGCGAACTCCGAGACGAAGGAGCCCGTCGCGTACCAGTTGGTGAAGCGATCGAGCACCGCAAGATCCATCGGCTGCACCGGCTGGAAGCCCTGGACGGGATAGAAGATCTGCTTGTCGGGCCCGGGCTTACGCGGCCAGAACTTCCCGGGGGCAAACCGTGGCCGATCGCCCTGGAAGGCCCTCGGATCGGCGCAGGCCGCGCGGTCGTATTCGAGCGTCGGCACCTGCAGCATCGCCTTGTCGGCGATCACGTTGGCCTGCCGGTTGATCGCGTCCTCGATCCGCCGGTTCTGGTAGAGGAGGCCGTAGGGATAGACCTGATGCGGTAGGTGCCGCGACGTGAAGGCGACCAGCGGGCTCATCATGTGCCGCAGAGGATTGACCTGCGGCATCCGAATGCAGATGCGGCGATCGACGAACGTCGCGACAATGTTCTTGAAGAGGATCTTCCCGGTCGTCACGTCGGGGAAGTCGCCCCAGAGCTCGTAAACGTCGACCGTGTTGTCGACGAGGCCGTAGGGCGTCGCGAGATCGCGGCGGATCCGCGCGGCCTCGATCTGCCGCTGCGTGTCGTGCATCCCGGGCTTGCACCGCATCACCTGCCGAGGGTCGTAGACGCGCTTGCGAACGACGTTGCCGGTGTCGGGATCGCGCACGTCCTTGCACCCCTCCCAGAGATCCGAGATGTAGCGGGTGCTGCGAACGATGGTGAAGCGGTTTTTCCCCGTCGCATCGAACCAGACGTCCGTCGGAATCGTCGACTCGATCTTCAGCCGCTTCTTGACCCGGGTGCGCTGGACGAACTTGAACTCGCTCGGGCCCTGCATGATCTCGCCGGCGACCGAGATGCCTCGCCCCTCGACCTCCTGCGTGTCGGTGAATGGCTCGAGATCAACCCCGTAGTGAACCTTCAGGACGCCGTAGCCGCAGATTAAGGCATCCTTGACGGCGGCCTTGATCGCCTGCCGACCCTTGGCCTTGGCCAGCCCCCAGAGCGTCGCCTTCTTGGCGAACTGCACCAGATCGTCGTCCATGCGGCGCTCCGGGGCGACCTCGAAGAAATCCTGCGTCGAGAAAAGCATCGAGACGATGCGACCCGCCGCGACGTCGACGGCCTGCGACGGCAGCGGCACGAAGAGGTTGGACTGCCAGCTCTCCTTGGACTGCTCGTCGAACTCCGCGTTGTACTGCCCGAAGGCTTCCAGGATCTCTGGGATGAACTTTAAGCGGTAGTTGTTCGTGTTCTCCCAGAGCGACTGGAACTTCGCCGCGAGCATGTCGGGCGTCCAGGCGCCACGATTGCCGTCGTACCAGAGGTTGGAGCCGTAGCCGGCCTCGGCCGTCGCGGCGGCGCCGGGCTCGAGCGTGTCGGTATCGGCCTTACCGAATCCTGCCGCCATCGGCCTTCTCGCGCAGGATCGCGCGGTGATTCTGCTCGAGCGGCGTCAGCTTCTCCAGCGTGTAGCTGCCCTGGTCCCGTTTGCCCATGATGCGGTACTGGAAGAGGTTCGAGGTGAGCAGCGACCACGACACAGCCTTGGAGTGTTCCTTGCAGAAGAACCGGACGAGCCAGCGGGGCTTGCCCATCGTCGCGCCCGGGAGCGAACGGAGCAAGACGCCGGCGTAGGAGAGCTCAGGACATTCCGGCTCGCTGCACTCGGGAATGAAGCCGGGCTCCTGATTGGTGCGGGGAGAGAACCAAGAGGCGTCTGACTTGGCCGGCCTAGCCGTGCGGCCCGTAGGCGGCGAAGTCGGTAGTGGTTGCCCCTCCGGTCCACTCGTAGGCGTTTTCGTACGGTTCTCCAGCGACAGATTGTGCCACATACCTGACGGTATCTGCCACACCATCGTAAGGAGTGCCCTTTTTCGGCTTGTCGACGTTGCCCGTGTCCGGGTAGCGGTAGCCGCCTCGGAATGCCTCGCGCAGCGTCTCGCACCGCGTGTCGACCAGATAGCGGGTGCGCAGCCGCCCGTCGAGCGAGCGCGCGGGCTTCATCATCAGCTTACGCACGACGTTGACCCCATCCTCGACCTTGGCCTTGCGCAGACCCTCGAAGGACGTCTCGAAGCGCGCCATCACAATGTCGTGCGGCTTCTGCCCCGTCCAGTCGACTTGATCGCCTGCGATATCCCCGAAGTCGCGGTACTGCGACGGGTGCCGATTGGGGAACTCGTCCTTCTGCAGCGCCTCCATCTCGTCCATGAAGCGTTCGAGCGAAATGTCCTTCGGACAGAACTCGCGCAGCGTCAGGAGGCGACCGTCGCGCGTGTACTGACTCCACGTCACCGCCGGGTAGTGGTATCCGAAGTCCCAGGATCGGAGCATCACAAGACGCGGATCCTCCTCGATCGTCGCATCGTGGAGCTCCGGCTTGTAGGCGTCGCCGTAGACCGGCTTGCCGTCCAAGGAATACCCGATCTCGCCGTAGAGCATCATCCGGATGAATCGCGGATCATCCCCGTACTCGAACTCGAGCTCCTCGACGTAGCCGGGGCGCAAGTGCGAATTGTCGTAGGTTTGGAAGCGCACGTAGACCCAGTGAGGCATCCGGGCACGTGTCCGGGCCTCTGGGCCCTCCTCGACGTTCCAGGCGTTGGCGATGAACTTCTCCGCGATCCAGTGCCGGTGCTCGATCGGGCGGGAATCAAACAGCAGCCGGTAGTAGGGCACGCCGTTGACGATGCCCGCCGGATGGCGGAGGCGCTCGGAGAGCACCAAGAGCGACCGCGCGTCGGCGACCTCCTGGGCCTCCTGCACGTAGGCCGAGACGAACTTGGTCGAGCCCTGCCGGTCCCACTTGTCGATCGGGCAGATGACCAGCCGGTGCCCGTTTGCGAAGTGGTAGGAGCCAGCGCGCCATTCCGCGACGCGGCCTAAGAACTCCCCGTAGTCGTCGATCAGGCTCATCTTGGCCTTGGGCATCGACTGCCGCCCGGCGATCGAGTTGCCGTTGGGCGTCTGGCGGCAGACCCAGGCTTGCTCTTGCATGCAGGCCGCCGACTTGCCGCCGCCGATGCCGCCGATCGCGCCCTTGACGAGCTTGTTGAAGCCACGCCAGCGGGGAATCTTGTGGAAGATCAGCTGCCGGGGCTCCGGCACGTAAGTTTCGTACCGAGCCTCCAGCGGTATGCGCGCGCCTACCATGTCCCCCGGCGTACAGGGCTGCCGCTTTCGCGCCGTGGCTCCAGGACCGGGCCCATGCGGTCATCGAGCTCCGAGTCGCTCTCCAGAACGTCCAAGTCGCTCGCCTGGGTCGCGATCTTGCCGTACATGGCCTCGGAGGTCGCGGGAGCTCGCCGGGAGCCCTCGAGCTCGCCCGCACGCACGGGCGACCCGGCGCCGGTCGTTGGCCCGATCTGCCGCATCGGCGGCATCGTCAGCGTCGCGGCACTCTCCGGCCCAACGGCTTCGCTCGGCACCTGAAGATGCGAAACGGTCTGAAGCGCCTGCTGCTGGTTCACTTCGATGAGGGCGCCCTTCTTGGTCGGACGCACCATCTCAACCACCTTGGCAAGCAAACCGGCACGGGCGCGATCGTCGCGGGTTGGATCGAGCGCGAAGGCCACCATCTCCAGCGCAACCTCCTCGGCGTAGTGAAAGAGAATCTTCTCAACGCGCCGCAGAGCCGACGCCCTGGTCAGCTTCTTCGTCGTCGTCCCTTGCAACCGCTGGAGGAGCAGCGCCCGCTCGGCGGAGCCCTTTTCGGGCACGATAGAAGTCGCGTTTGGCGAGGGCTCGGAGCTCGGCTCGTCCATAGGCTTTCAGATCCATTCTACGCGCTTCCAGGGCCTTGGCCAGATCGCCGACGAAGAAGTACATCCCGGTTTCTAACTGGTAGACAGGGATGCCCCAATCGGCGATGCGGGTCGCCGCGCGGTATCGGCTGCACCCGTAGACCTTGCAGAACCACGTCAGATCAGCCATCACGCCATAATCCGGGTCGGACAACTTCTGCATTGTGATCAGCTGGCGTTCCGAGAGGTTGCAGAAGAGCACCTTCTGGCGATGCTTGCGGTTGATCGAGAGGAAGGTATTCAAGAGCACGCGCGGCCCGTAGGGGTTGCGCCAATCGCAGAGGCCCTGGAGCAGCGCGGCGACCACTAAGGGATCGGTGATCGGCTCGCCGGTGTGCGGGTGGCAGATCTGACCCGTGGGATTCAAGCCGGGCGGCGGCGGCCCTGCGTCGTCCCAGAAGTAGGGGTTGCGCCTGGGATCCAGACGCGGATCAATTTTCAGTAGGCCCATCCGTAGGCCGTCGCCGTCATGAGATCCGTCGAGGCCGAGGCGGAGGCCGAGAGGACGCCGAAGACCTGCCCCGGGGTGTAGAGCACCGGAACGAGGCCGACAATCACCGTGAACTGGTTGGGAATCACCAGCTGCCCGTTGTTCAACGCGGGCGACTGCGCGAGCGACGTCGCGCCGGAAAAGTCGGTGTAGCCGGAGAAGGCGCTTCCCATCGAGAAGGTGCGGTTGGCCTCCGTGCCGTTGATCCCGTCCCAGACGACGAAGAGGACGAATACCTTGCGCTGCCCCTGGGCGGGGAAGGTGACATTGCCGGCGGTGAAGATCGGGAAGCTCGCGCCCGGCGTAGCGTTGGCCGGAATCTGCTGCCGAATGCCGAGAATGTCGACGCGGCGGCCGAGGAAGTCCGAAGGCGTCAGCATCTACGTGATCAGCGGCGACGGCGCCGCCTTGCGCATCTGCTCGATCTCTTCCGGCGTCGCCTCGCGCTGAATCACCTGATAAACCGCCTGATGCCACATCAGCGAGGGGCCACCGACCGCGATGCCCTGAATCGCCGGAATGTCGACTCGAACGACGAAGGGGCCGCCGGCGAGGCCCCAGCCGTGGCACATCGCCTCACCGACTTTTTTCGCGAGTCCGTCGGGTGTGGGGTCGACCAGGATGCAGTACCCGGCTTCCGTGTGTAGGGCGCTTCCGGGAATCATGTTTGGGCTCCTCTTCTGCCGGCGGCGCCGGCTGCGTGACAACGGGCGGCGGCTGACTGGCATCGACACCTCGCTTCTTGCGGTCCTCGAGGATGGGCTCGGGCACGTGCCGCCCCTGCTCGATGTAGTCGTGAATCGCCGCGTCGAATTCCTGTTGCGCGGCCTTGCCCGGCGCGAACTCGGGCGGCTGCGTGTTGATCAATCCGGTGCCCGAGGCGTGTTCGCGGCAGTAGCGCTCGACTTGATCATGGTCGGTCAAGCCGCCGAACTCCCGCCCGCAGGGGCAGCGGAAGAGGCCGTGGAGGGGCTTTTTCGGTAGTGTCATTGCGGTGTAATTTTACCTTCCCGATAAGAGCTGTCGAAGGCCAGCTGCTTGAGCCGCTGCAGGTAGCCCCGATTGGCGATGCGCAGGCCCGTCAGCGCCCCCGTCCAGAACATCATCCGATAGCGGCGGTCGTTGTCCCGCCAGTTGCCGTCAATCTTGGCCGCGTACTCCTCGAAGAACGCCTGCAGGAACTTCCGATTGTCGGCCTCGTCCTGTTCCGTGCCGGGCATCGCGCGCGCCAGACGCACGGCGTCGACGAAGAACTCCGGCGAGTCGATCACGCCGTCAGGCAGGTCCACGACGTTGCTCCCATTCGAATTGGTCTGCCGGGCGATCGACCCAGCGGGCAATCGCGAAAAGCGACTGCCCATCGGCGCCGCAGCCCGGGCA